AGGGCAAAAGATGCAGGATGGATTCTTTCTGGCGGTTTCTTTAGATAAGGCTAGAAAATGGACTTTGGATTTGTTGGAGCATCTTATGAAGCACCTAGTATTTATCAAGATGCTCAGGAATGTATTAACTTTTTTCCTGAAATAGACCCTACTAAAGCTCAAGGGCAAAGAGGAGTAGTTGCGCTTTATCCAACTCCAGGGTTAACTTCTATTGCTGCACTTTCTCCTCAAGCAGAAGTTAGAGGNATGAGAACTGTAAGTGGTGGCAATTATATGGTCGCTGTTTGTGGTTCTTATGTTTATATTTTAAATTCCACCTTTACCCCTACTATTGTTGGTCAATTAAATAGCAATTCAGGTAGAGTTGGAATTTCTGACAATGGATTAAATGTTTATATTGTTGATGGCTCTTATCGCTATACATGGCGCATATCACAACCTAGTGCAGCAGTATTTCAAGCTACAGTTTCAGGAACAACTTTAAACATTACTAGGGTTATTTCAGGAACAATCGCTGTAAATCAAGCTTTGTTTGGAATTAACATATCTTCTGGAACTGTTATTGTAAGTGGCTCAGGAACTTCTTGGACATTAAATCAAACTGCTACTATTGCTACAGCAGAACAAATGAATTCAGCAACAGTCGCAGGAGTAATTACTGCATCAATGTCAGGAACAACTTTAACAGTCACAGCAGTTACAAGTGGCACTCTTTATCCTGGTCAAACTATTGTAGGAACTGGAGTTACCACAAATACTATTATTACTGCTTTAGGTTCTGGAACTGTATTAAGCGCAGCAATCGCTACTGCTGGCACAGGATATTCTGTAAATGACACTATAACTGTTTTGGGCGGTGTTTATGGTTCAAGTCCTGCTACTTATACAGTTACAGCGATTGGAGGCTCAGGAGCTGTTTCTACCTTATCACAAACTTTTGCTGGATTATATAGTGCAAATCCTGCTAACCCTGCTTCTACCAGCACAACAGGTTCAGGCACAGGATTAACACTTAATCTTACTTTTGGTACAGGCACAGGTGGTACAGGTAATTATGTAATCAATAATAGTCAAACAGTTGGTTCTGAAACTATGTATGCGCTTAATTGGAGCACTTTGCCTAGTTCTGATGGAGCATTTTCTGGAGCTACTGTAGTTGATATTGTAGATAATTACTTTGTCTACAATCGCCCTAATACTCAACAATGGGCAGCTTCTAATCTTTTAAGCCCTATTACTTATAGTCTTTCTTATGCTTCTAAATTTACAGGCCCTGATAACCTTGTTTCTTTAGTATGCGATCATGGTCAAGTTTATTTATTGGGTGAAAAAACTTCTGAGGTTTGGGCTGATGTAGGAACTTTTCCATTCGCATTTCAAAGAATTCCTGGAAGTTCTAGTGAGCATGGTATTTCTGCACCTTTTTCGGTAGCTAGAGTTGGTAATTCTTTTGCTTATTTGGCTAAAAACAATCGAGGCCAAGCAGAGATTGTAATGATGAATGGTTATTTTCCACAAAGAATTAGTACTCATGCTGTAGAAAATACCCTTTTAGATCAATATATTGGAGATGCTGTTGCTTATACTTATCAGCTTGAAGGGCATGAAACTTATGTTATTTCTTTTCCAAGCCTTGATTTAACTTGGGCTTATGACATTGCTACTCAAATGTGGCATAAATGGCTTTGGGTAGATAGTAATAATGTTTATCATCGCCATAGGTCTAATTGTTCAGCTTTTTTCCAAGGAATTGTATTGGTAGGTGATTGGCAAAATGGGCAGATTTATCAATTAGACCCTACAAACTATACCGACAATGGAGATACTATTCGGAGATTGCGGAGAGCTCCTCATTTAGTATCTGACCTTCAAAGGCAATATTTTGATGAATTTCAAATTCAATTTCAACCTGGCATAGGTTTGACAGGAATTACAACTCCAGTCAATTCTGAAGTTGTAGGAGCAGACCCACAAGCTATGCTTAGATGGTCAAATGATGGTGGCTCTACTTGGTCTAATGAGCATTGGGCTACTATTGGAAAAATAGGTAAATACCAAAATAGGATTATTTGGCGCAGATTAGGCTGGTCAAGAGATAGGATTTTTGAAGTAGTGGTTACAGACCCTATAAAAGCGGTAATTGTTTCTGCTAATCTTAAAGCTACTGAGGGAGAAAACTAATGGCTACTAATAGCATTTGGGGGTCAACTCAGCAAAATCCTTATCCTCAAACCCCTTTTTTAGATGAAACTACCAAAATGCCATCTAGGTCTTGGCAACAGTATTTGCTTAATTTGGTCAATTTTAGCTCTGCCACTAATGCCACAAAAGGAGCTGCTACATTACCTACAAATCCAGTAGGATTTATCAATATTACTGTTAATGGAAAGCCTTACAAGGTTCCCTATTACAACATCTAAGCCTATAATTTAAAAATGTCAAAATACTTTAATAAAATAGCTTGTGGATTTAATGTCATGCCTTTGCAGATAGCTCTGAGAAGGCAGCCAGGGCTATTTGGTAAATATAACCAAAGGTGCGATTCTGCGGAAAGTCCCCATAGGGAAAGCTCTGATATTTGGGTTAGATACAATTCTATTGAAAGTGTCTTAAATTGTGACAAACAATTAGATTCTGAACATCCTGCTAATAAAGAACATAAATCTGTATGGTATCCAGCTTATTATCAACTTCCTGATATTCGGACCATTGTATTTGACTTAATGCGAATAGTAGAAGGNGAAGAATTAGGCACTATTTTAGTGGTTAAAGTACCTCCNAAAAAACAAATTTATACNCATACNGATGGCGGTTGGGGTGCTGAATACTATGAAAAATACCTTATTCCTNTCCAATGTTATTCAGGAACTTCTGTAAATTTTCCAGATGGAACCATTATTCCTGAATTAGGAGCTACTTATTGGTTTGACAATAGTATTGACCATAATGCAATCAATGAATCTAATGAAGATATGGTTGTTTTAATAGTAACCATTCGGTCTGACAAGGTAAAGGATGCAAAATGAAAACAATTAGCGATTTACATAATAAAATGGTCGGTACTTTTGAGGTAGATTTAGGTACAGTACATCATTTTTCTGATGGACTTTATGCCAAGCAAATGTTTATTCCTAAAGGCTATATGGCAGGAACTCATGCCCATAAATTTAGCCATTTAAGCATTTTGGCAAAAGGTAAAGTTATTGTTAAAACAGATGATTCTGAAGCCATTTATGATGCACCAGCTTGTATAGAAATCAAAGAAGGCATTAACCATGCTATTGAGGCATTGGAAGATTCTGTTTGGTTTTGTATTCATGCAACTGAAGAAACAGATGTATCTAAAGTTGATAATGTTTTGATTTTGGAAGGGGTTTGATATGCCATTAGGATGGGTTGCAGGAGCAATAGCTGTTGGAGCAGCAGCAAATGTATATTCTTCAGGTGTTCAAGCTGATGCAGCTAAAAGTGCAGCTAATACACAAGCTAATGCTGCTTTAACACAACAGCAAAATTTACTTAATGCTGGTCAACAGGCTTCTCAGCAATTTACACCTTATTCAGCAGCAGGAACTACTGCTTTAAGCAATCTTGCTTCTAATAATGCTTATTTTAATAATCAATTTAGCAATGCTGACTTAAATTCAAATCTTGCTCCTAATTATGCTTGGCAATTAGGTCAAGGCCAAGCCTCTACTAATGCTGCAAATAATGCTACAGGTGGTTTAGTTGGCGGTAATGCTCAACAAGGATTACAGCAATATACTCAAAATTATGCTTCTACAGCTTATGAAAATGCTTTTAATAATTATCAAACTCAAAGAGGCAATATTTTAGCTGCTAATATGAATCAAGCTCAATTAGGTTTAGCAGGTGCTACTGGTTCTGCTAATGCTCAAATTGGTACTGCAACTAATGTGGCAAATCTTGGTATTGGTGCTGCTAATGCTCAAGCAGCAGGTCAAATTGGCGCAGCTAATGCTTATGCTTCAGGTGCTACTAATTTAAGCAATTTAGGGCTTTATGGTGCTAATCAATACAATGCAGCAAATAATGCAAGCCTTGGAACTAATGTATCTAGTTTAGGCTCGCAAAATTATACTGTTCCAGAAATAGGTGGAGCACCTGCTGGCGGTTATACAAATATGGGTGGTAGTGGTTCTGGTATTGGTGGTTTTGCACCAGTATCACCAGCTTAAGGATAAATTATGGCAATCGGNACAAGCGGAGTNTCAGTTCCACAATTAGGTCAATCTTTTGACACTAGTATGTATTCAACAATACAAAAGCCTCAGCAAACAACTCTTGCTGAAATGTTNGGTGCTGCTAAAACTGGTTTAGATATTCAAAAGCAAAAAGGTACTTTACAGGCTGATATTGAAAAAGCCAANGCTGAATCTGAAACTGCTAAATCTACTTCTGAAATTAAAGGNATAGAAGCAGCTAGGTCGCATACATCTTATATGATGAGCAAAGCTGCTCCTTTATTAAAGAATCCAAAATTAACTCAAAAAGAAATAATTGANAATTTTACAGATATTAATAAAAATGCTCCTGGTGGNCCAAACCCACAAGCCTTAGCTCATACTTTATCTACTTTACCTAAAGAAGATACTCCAGAAGCTAATTTGTCTTATGTTGCTGGAGTTGTAGGCACAGGATTAACTAATTTAGAACAATACAACCAATTATTACCTGCATCACAATCTACTCAAGTCGGCAATGCTGTTGTTCCTATTGCATCAGGAAATAGATTGGCAGCAGCAGTTCCTCCAGGAACTCAAACAGGTCCAGGAGTGGCTATTGGTCTTGGTCCTACAACTGAACTTGTTGCTCAACCTGGTGATAATTCTGGTTATCCTCCTGGCACTAAATATTACAAAGGTGCTCAAGGAAATGTTGTTGTTCCTGCATCTGGACAAGCTACAGGTGGTGGTGTTACTCAAAATCAAATGTCTATGCCACAAAATCAACAGCCTCAAGCTGGTGGCGGTGTTTCTACTTTATCGCCACAAGTTGCTGCCAACCTTGAAATTGGTAATAATTTGGTTAATAAATCAAGAGANCAAGCTGGTAATGCTGTCAGAATTGAATCTGCTGCAAATCAAGCCATTCANTTATCTCAAGTTACCGATACTGGTCAAGGTGCTCAATTATGGAATAACCTTAAAGGTAACTATGTTGGTATGCCTGAATTTGACCCTGCTCATCCTGCTGCTAATTATCAAATTTTAGGCCATGTATTAACTAATGAAACTAATTTATTAGCTCAAAACCCTGCTTATGGTGCAGGAACAATGGCTTCTCATGGTGGTACTGGAAAACAAATTGAGCAAGCTGTTCAAACAGCAGGTAAAACTGATTGGAACCCAGAGGCTATTCAATATACTTCAAGATATAACAGAGCATTGGCTTATGGTGTTCAAATGTTTAATCATGGTGTTGATCAATCTCAAACCATTAGTAACAACAATCCTATTTATGCAAATGATTATCAACAAAAATGGAACTCTAACTTAAATTTAGATTCTATTCGATTGGCTGATGGTAAGAGNAATGCTGGTATAGACCCTGNTGGACTTACTCAAATTACCAAAGAACTTGGTGGAGAAAAGTCAGAAAGATACAAAAAAGCTCAAGAAGATTTAAGAGTTATTAATGGTATTGCTACTAGGGGTAAATAATGGCTTTAGACTTTGTTGACCCAGATTCTTTAGTTTCTGCTCCTGTAAATTTACCTGGTTCTGGAAAAAATGTTCAGGTTACTGGATGGACACCTCCTGAATCTACTAAATTTGATACCAAAAAAAGTTATGGGACTCCAACAAAGCTTTTAGAAAATGTTATTCAAACTGAAAGCTCTGGTAATCCACTTGCTGTAAACCCTACATCTGGTGCTATGGGTGTAGGTCAATTTATGCCTGAAACTGTAGCCATGCTTCATAAACAAGGAGTGGAATTTAATCCATTCAATGCTGAAGAATCTAGAGCTGCAATGGATTATTACATTAGCCAACTGCATAAAGAGCATGGTGGAAATTATGTAAAGGCTATGAAGGCTTATGGCGGTTTTAAAACTAAAGACCCAGAAAAGTATCTTGATAAAGTTTTACAAGATGTAGACCTTTCTGAAAATAATCCTTTATTTGTAAATCCTGAATCTTTGCCAGGAAGCACTAATATTCCTGAATCAGAATTACAAGCAAAACCAAATCTTACTCCTGCTAGAGCTGCTGGTTTATTTACTAGAGGTGCAACTCCTGCTGTTACTGGTGCTGCTATTGGTGGAACTCTTGCAGGTCCTTCAGGTGCTATTGCAGGTTCTATGGCACTTCCTGCTGGTGATGTAATAAATACTGGTATTAATGCAGTTACAGGCGGTATTAATAAGTATGCTGGAACCAGTATTCCTCAGCTTCAAATGCCTAGTGATGTTGCTCAAAAATGGATGACTCAAGCTGGCCTTCCTGAAGCCAAAACTGGCCCAGAAAGAATGATTCAAACTGCTGGTAGCGCATTAGGTGGAACTGTTGGAGAACTTCCTGCTGTTACAAGATTAGCGACTACAGCAGCCTCTCCTTTTGTAAGAGGAGTTGCCGAATCTGCTGCTGCTGCACCTTTTAGACAATTTGCTGCTTCTGCTCCTTCTGCTGTAGCAGGACAAGCTGTTTATGAAAAAACTAATAATCCTTATTTGGCTATGGCTGCTGGTGCTGCTGCTGGTGTTCCTTTTGGAGTTTCATTAAAGCAAAGAGCTTTAAATGCACCTTCTCAAGAAGAACTTGCTGCTACTGCAAAAAATTTATATAGCCAAGCTGAAAAATCAGGAATTCAATTTAATTCTGATAAATTTGCAACTCATATGGATCAAGTAGGAAAAGATTTAAGACAATTTGGTTATGCAGAAAATTCAAGCACTTATTCAGGAATTAAAGCTGCATTAGATGAATTAAAAAATACAGCAAGACCAAAAGATTATTTGGAATTACAAGCATTAAGAGAAATTATTGCTGGTGAACAAGTTTCTGCAAATCCTAAAGTTAGAATGTTGGCTGGAAAATTAAAAGATGAGTTTGATGATTATGTTTTAAATGCTCCAGATAAACACTTAACTGCTGGAAGTCCTCAAGGTGCTCAAGCATGGAAAGATGCTAGAATTCAATATTCTAGACTTAAAAAAGCTGAAATATTTGATGACATGGTAACTGATGCTCAATTTACAAATCAAAGTTTATCTACATCTTTAAAAAACCAAATGAATAGTTTGGCAAAAAATGATAGGCGCATGAGGCTTTTTTCACCTGCTGAACAAGAAGCAATTAAACAAGTNGCTAGAGGTAGTGCAACTCAAAAGACATTAGACCTTATGTCTAAGTTTGCTCCNGATACTGTNATGGGTGTNTTAAGTACAGTAGGCACTCATGCTCTTAGTGGTAATCTTTCTTCTGCTTTATTATCTGGCACTACTTTTGGTGCAAAACAAATTGCCAATGTTAATAAAAATAATGCGGTAGCAAAACTTGCAGATATGATGAGATTAGGTGAAATTCCTAAATTTGAATCAAGAGCTAAAAATATTCCAGCTACAGCCCTTAGAGGCCTTTTATCTGGTCAACCAACACCTAAAGGACAATAATGGCAACAGTAAATCTATCCCCTCTATTTAATGGAGTAACTTCATTTAATGCTTTAGGGCAAATATTATCTGGAGGATTGCTTTATACATATCAAGCTGGTAGCTCTACTCCTTTAGCTACTTACACAACAGTAAATGGAACTATTGCTAATGCCAATCCTATTGTTTTAGGTACAGATGGAAAGCTTCCATCAGAATTATGGCTTCAATATGGTTATTCTTATAAATTTGTTTTACAAGATGCAAGCAGTAATTTAGTTGCTACTTATGACAATATTGCAGGACTTCTTACACAAATTCCTTCTTCAGCACCTACTTTACCAAGTGGTGTAATTGTTATTTGGAGTGGTTCTACAGGCTCCATTCCTAGTGGTTTTGTATTGTGTGATGGTACAAACTCGACCCCAGATTTAAGAAATTCTTTTATATTGGGCGCAGGAAACAATTACACAGTAGGTCAAACTGGCGGTTCAACAGATGCAATTATAGTAAGTCATACCCATACTGCAAGTTCTACTTCTACTGTTACAGATTCAGGACATTCTCATGCATTAGGTGGAAATTACACTAATGCTGGAGGTTCAGTAGCAAATCTTTCATTACAAAAATTAAATGCTTTAAGAGAACTTAGTCAACCAACAGATATATCAACAACTGGTATTACAGTTGCAACATCTACAACTAATCAATCTACTGGTACAAGTGGCACTAATGCAAATATGCCTCCTTACTATGCCCTTGCTTACATTCAAAAGACTTAATATGGCTGATTTTGAAATTGACCCAGTTCGCTATGGGGTGCTCTGGAACAAGGTCGAATCTATGGAATCTGAGATTTTTGAGATTCGCAAAGATTTAAAAGAACTTCTTGCTATGGCTGAAAGGTCAAAAGGCAGTCTTTGGGCTTTGATGGGGGTAGCTTCTGTAGTTGGTGGAATTGTCAGCATATTAGCTGAATTATTTTTTAATAAAAAATGATGTATGACCGACCCATTTGGAATATCAGAGGGTACAAAAACCCTTAGTGATAGTCTTAATTCGGCAAGGGAAGCTTCAAAAGAACTATCTAAAAGTATTGAAGGTATACAGCAAGATGGTATAGATGTAGCTCAAAGAAAAGCCAATGAAAGAAAAAGGGCAGCAAGAGAAGCAGAATTTAAAAAACAAACAGCTTTAATTAAGGCATTGGAAGATTGGAATAAAAAGAAACAAATTAGCGACCAAGAAGCAAAGTTAAAAATAGATTTTGTAAAGAAGTATGGTGCTAAAGAGTGGGAAGCATTATTAAAGATTAAGCTAGACATTGAAAATATGGAAAGAAAAGCTAATGAAGCTTTTCAGCATGATTTAAAAGAAATTCGCAAAGTGCAATTTTATTGTTTTGCATTAGCTGCTTTAATAGCATGGTATTTGACTTGGGGATATAAACAATGAATGACATACTAAAACATATTCTTACTGGGAAAGACAATCAAACTCATGACATTGCAAAATGGGCATGGATGCTTGGATTTTTACTTGTAGGCTGTTCTGCAATCTATTTAATCTATACAGGCAAAGAGATTAGCTTAACTGAACTTGCTGGTGCTTTAGGCATTGTTTCAGGGTCAGGTGCAGCTTCAGTAGCTGGAAAACAATTATCAGGAGCCGAGCCAGATGTTCCCACTTCCCATTAGTACCTACCTTTATATTGCTATTGCTTTAGGTACTGCTTTTGTTACTCATAGAATAGATGGCTATTATTCTGAAAAAGAAAAATTAGAAGCTGTAGAGCATATAGTCCAAGTCCAATCTCAAGTAGTTAATGACCAGGCTGTTGTATCCATAAAAACTCAGAAAGACAAAGATGAGCTCCAAAATCGCTATGACAATGCTATTGTTGAACTTAGGGGGATGCGCCAGTCCAGTACCCCAAATGGTAAACCCACCTCTTTTGCAATATCAAGTAAAGGACTCAGATTACTTGAACCAGATGCAGAAGTTCTTATCCAATTTGCAAGACAATGCGAATCCTCTGAAATAGAGCGCAATGATGTTATTCAAAAATACAACAGTTTAATAAAATGACCGAATCTCAATTACAAAGCTTAGGAATTGACCCTAAATGGCTTAAACCTTTAACTGATACTTTTGCCAAATATGGCATTAATACCATTCAAAGACAGGCAGCTTTCATAGGTCAATGCGGTCATGAATCTAATAACTTTAAAGTGTTAGAGGAGAATCTTCATTACAGCGCAAAAGGATTAATGGCTACATGGCCTTCTAGGTTTGACCAAGCAACTGCTGAAAAAATGGCAAACAATCCTGAAATGATAGCCAATAAAGTTTATGGTAACAGAGCTGATCTTGGCAATACTCAAGATGGGGATGGAGCAAAATTTCATGGAAGGGGTCTTATACAGCTTACAGGGCGGTCTAATGTGACTGTATGTGGAGATGCCCTAGGACAACCATTTGCGGAGCATCCTGAGCTTCTTTTAGAGCCTCAATGGGCTTGTATGTCTGCTGGCTGGTTTTGGAACAAAAGAAACTTAAATGAACTTGCCGATAATGAAGATTGGACCAGTATTACTAAGCGCATCAATGGTGGGACTATTGGACTTCAAGACCGAATAGACAGAATCCATAAAGCAATGGATGTTTTGAGCTCTTAAAAAAATAGGGCATCAATTTGGCAACTGCTACTTGTAAGGTGGAAAGCCGAAAAAAGCCTTTACTTGTTGCATCCTTGAATTGTCGGCTTAACTGCCCTTAAGAGGATTATTCTTTCATATNCTTTGTCATAATTTCATGGGCTTCTCTAATTAACTTTCGCATTTTAATAATTTGAATAGTTTGTTTGCCCATTTTATTTAATGCNCCTTGATATTCTTCAAGCAATTCTTTGTACCTAGTTTCATAGGTAACTCGAATTTTTTTCTTTCTCATAACAACTGAATTACTTTTTTATTGTCCTCAATCCAATCCAAAGCTGATTGCCATGATTGAATCCACAAATTAAGAGCAGTCGAGCCTTCATAAAAGAAATCAGGGTAAAGAGCAAAAAAAGCTTCTTCACAATCGTCTGATGGAACCTTCATGCTTCCACCAAAAGGAATTTTTTCATCTGTCATTATCTTGTCCGATTAAATAAATAAGAATAATGCCAAAGCCAAATATTATGGACAATCCAAACATAAGGCATTGGTCATCACTCATTACATCTTTTTCTTTTTAATGCCTTCAGCTCTGCGAAGATCATGAGAATGTAGCTTTTTGCCTACAGACTTAGGAACTTCACCAGCTTTTTCAGCCACTTTGGCAGCTACTTTGCGAGTAACAATTCGACCATTGGAAAGCTCAAATTCATGCTTTGCACCTTTGGCTTCTTTGCCAACCATCTTTTTAAGTTCATCATGGCTATAAGCTTTTGACTTAGCCACAATAACTTTGCCAGACTTTTCTTTAATAGCTGGTTCTCTTACTGTTAATTTTTTAGTTGCCATTATTCTTCCTCAATAATATGGTTTGCAGCTTTGATTATGTTTCTTAAAGTGGAAATATGAGGTTCTATTATTTGCATATAAACTTTTTTTCTTCCACCATTGCAATCATTTGAGCCATCTACTAATTCAACAGTTATTTCATAAAAAGCTTTATTAATAATAATTGGTTCATTGGTTACTGTTTTCATTACTTTATCCTCATCACTTTGGCCTTTCGCAAGACCTGTTCATATTGTTCTTTAGCTGCATCATCTAATTGGCGCAAAGGAAGATTTTGATAGTATCGCCATTTATCCCTATAACCTTGAATTTCTGATGGCGGAATCCAGCCATTTATTCTCCACCGAATTGTAATATCTGTACCAGAGGCGGTCCATATATGTTCATTCATAATGACTCCTTAGAAGGGAATATCAGATTCCATGTCAGTTAAATTTGCTGTTGGTTTTTGACCTTCAGCTTTATCTTCTGGGACATTTAAGTAAGCCCAAAATGAGCCTTCTTTAAGACCTAAAAGAGGAATCATTTCTAACTTTAACATTAAGTCCCCTTTTTTGGTTTCAGTAACAATACCGACAGTTTGATACCTTTTTTTAGAGGTTCCATCCTGAGCTGTATATTCGGAAACTGGAGCTTTTACATACCATTTGATAGCCATTTACATCCCTTTCATTAAATTTACTTCAACTTCTACTTCATCTAAAAACTTTTTAATCTCAGCTTCCATTTCAACAATAAAAGCTTCATCCCTATCAACTCGAACAATTAGCAACTGGCTGCGGTCAGGCATCCTAGGGTCAAAAGATACAAAGTCGCACCAATCTTTATTAGTCACAGCTATTTGTGCTTGCATCTGAATAAAATATTTTTGAGGCGGTTTTTTACTTTTGAAATATTCCCAATGAGTTGCGCTATTAGGACACTTAATCTCCAAAAGACCCCTATCAGAAACAAGCCCATCAGGGCTACAGCCAAACCACTTAATACTAGGATGGTCAATGAAAGCGACTTGATCGACAAAATTATTTGTATTGATTTCATAGGCTACCCTCGCTTGTGGTTCGGTTTGAGTACCCCATTCCATAGCAGAGTTGGAGTAAGATTCTTGAATGATGCCTGTAGTGCGCTGTATGGCTAATTCAATAAGGTAATTCTGCCTTGAAGCGGATGGCCCTGTTTTAGTCTTAGCCAATATGTCGGCTACTCTAGAAGCTGTAACCTTGCCTAAGCGCATTTGAAACCACTCTGGGCTGCCTTGTTCTACTGCAACTCTGTCTTCTGTAGTAAAGGTTGTCATAAATTGTCCTCAATCCATTTGTTAAGTATTTTTAGCAATTCCCAATTTAATGATGCTCCAGTTTGATCTGCCATAGCTCTTGCATCGTTAGTCCATTTATTTAGCATATCAATTGTTACTTGGTGAGAATTTAATTCAAAAGGTTTGTCAGGAACAAATCCATTAATTATTCTAATTACTTCACGAACTTTGGTACAAGAATAATCATCAAACTTTTGATAAAAAAAGTTTTCTGAAAGATTGCCTTTGTCATTTGTTAAAGCAATATTTATTTCATAAAGTTCTGGTTCTATCATCTTTCTTGTGCCTTTCTTAGTAACCAAAATACTGTTGTTCTGCAAACTTAACGGCAATTGCATAAAGCCAAAGAACATACATAAACCCTAGAAAAATACAAATTTGAGCAATAAATTCTAAAATTTCAAATAGTTTCATCTTTCTTGTGCCTTTCTTAGTATTGCTTTAATGATTCTGTCTAAACCAACAACTTTTTCACCCGTTGAAAAGTTAAATTGCTTTTTAATTAGCCATTCAAATTCTTCTATTTCCTCATCTGTTAGTTGCTTTCTAGCATCGCAACGAAAACATCCTTGTTTGCAATATTTACATTCTGTGTCTTGTTCTTTTAATTGTGGCGAACAAGTATGAATAGAATCGCCTGTA